TCGGTCGATGCGACACTGAGCGCGAGCCTCGCCGCTGCGTTCGCCACATCCCACGAGTGGATTATGTGGATACCGTCAACAACTAGCTGAGCGCCATGCAAACCGCTCATGGAATCACCCCGCAGAGCTGGAAAACGATCTCACCCTGCGCGTTCGTCAGCAGACCCCCCTGCGCCGACGCCAGGGGGACCACCTGCTGCCACACGATGCCATCGTCCGAATGGATGATCACGCCAGGCCCGCAGGGTGTAGGCAGGGCGCCGCCACCGGAGCCGTCGGATGTCTTCGTGTAGCCTCGGGTCAGCATCGCATCTTCTACGCCTTCCGTGCTTCGGTGGACACGCGCGAAAGAAAAACCGACACAGCCGCACCCGCGTTTAGGATCACCCCCACGCGGTCGCTGTACCCCCGTAAGATGTGCGTCTCTATAGCAACGATTGTCGAGGTGAGGGGGAAGCGCCTCGCGCCCGGCCCGGTCGGGCCCAGCGGCGTAAGCAAGGTGCCATTAACATATGGCCCGACATGAACCCAGCACACCTGCGTGGCCCCTAGCCCGACCGCCTGGACGAGGTAACGACCGGGCGGCAGCGGCCCGTCGGTATCCACTGTTTGCGTCAGTACCCCAGCCGACGCAGTTAGCCCGACAGTGTTTTCGATCGCCGCTTCATAGAATGCAACGTCGTGGTCGCCGCGGTGTGCGCTAGCCGACACGGCTACGCCTTCCCGCGGCTAACCTTCGTAAGCTGGACGGTGGCGATTCCACCGACGCTGAAGAACGAGAGCCCGTCCAGGCCCGGCTTCGCGATGAATGTAAGAAGCGGCATATTTAGCCACCCCGTGTCGGTGTGCGCGGTAAAGCGCATCGCGGGCGGCGCAGCCGCCGCCACAACGGGCGTGGCGCCTCCAAACGCACCCTGGGCAACCCAAAGAGCGGTACCGCCTCCGAAGGCCAAGCAACGGAGCGAATAGCGCCCTAGCTCCAATACCTCCGCGAGCGAAGTCGCGGCGCCGGCTGCCGCTGCGACTTCGATCGTGCGCCCGATCGTCTCACCGTAGAAATAGCGCTCGTCATCGGCATGCGAAGCCATCGACTACTCCCCCAGCGCATCGGCGATGTACGCGCGCAAACGCTCTTCACCCCAGCGCTTGCTGGTACCTTCGATCTCCTGCTCCGCAGCAAGCGCGAACAGCTCGTCCTTGTCCAGCGCATCGAGATCGATCTCGATGACTTCCGGCTCCAGGGTATCCGGCTCCTCAAGCGGCTCCTCAAGCGGCTCCGCGACGGCTACAGGAGCCACAGGCACCGGAGGGGGGGCCGGCTGATGCGGGGCAGGGGCTGCTTGCCGCGCCTTCGCCCAGCCCACTGTGGCGCACAAGAACTCGCCGTCCTTGTCTGGCACCTCAAACATGCCGCGCTCGTCGCCGAGCACTTCAACCGGCGCTCCGTCTTCGTCGCGCGTATAGCGCAGTCGGATCGCCGCCCCGGCCAGGTCTGGATTCTGGATCTGCATGTGGGTATCTCCTCGCGCGAGGTGCAATTCGTTGGGTTCAAGTTAGTCGCTACATGTAGAACGGGCGAGCGAGCTACTGCCCGCCCGCCCATCCTAGCAGCACCGATGCTAGCTCACGCTGTTATATCAGGTGCCAAGCGAACCCGGCGCGCGCCCGATATTCCGCACGACAATGTTCTTTGCCGGCGTGTACATCTTCATTGCGCCGTACAACACCTGGCTCCACCTGATACTGGTGTCAATCGCCGCGAGTGGGATGCGGGTCATCGGGAGAAGCTGGCTCCACGAGAACGACCGCTGGTTCTGCATGAGCACGAAGCCCTTGCTCGTTCCAGGGATGTCGGCATTCAGATCGGTAATGACCTGTGTCGCGCCCGTGCGCGGTACACGCACCATCAGCCGTGCGGTGCCGACAGCAGCGCCAACCGCGGTCCGGTAGATCTCATAGAACGTGGTGTCCTGCCCGCCGTCGGCGACAGTGAAGGTCACGCCGTCAGCCGCCGCGACGACAACAGCCGCCGAGTCAACAGGTGCCGAGATACCGAAACGGTTGCCGCCGACGACTCGGTAGATGTACGTGCCGGCGTCGGCCGCTGCGAACTGCGAACCGGCCGCGGGGGCGGCTGCGGGGGCGACCGTAATGGTCGGCGCGAGCGGCCGACGATCGGCGCGGCCGATGCCTGCTGCTTCCGCCGTGTCGCCGTCCGTGATGAACACGTGGTCGTGCAAGTTGACCTTCCCGTGCTGCCCCTGGAAAGCGGTGATGGTTGCGCCAAGCACGCCCGGTGCGGGCGCGTACGCGAACCTCTGCCTGTCGTAGACCTGCTTCGCGAGATCGGCGAAGGGACCGGTACCGAAGTACGCGTCGGTCGCCATGCCGAAGTTATCGCGGATCTGCAATAGGAAGTCGTTCATCGCCTCTTCGGTGAGAGGTGCGCCGCGGAGGTCGACGACGTTGTCGGGAGCGCCGTCGGTGATAAGCCGCTCCAGCCCATCCCACTGCTGCGGGATAAGAGAGTTGTCGCCGAAGAAGAGGGAGTTCTCCAAATTGCGGAGCAGCTCCATCGTCTTATTCATGGTTTCGAGCGCAATTACATTTCCGTGCGCAGCGCGGATAGTATTGGCAACGTGCGTGACCCGCCCGGTGATCCCGATGTAGCGAATCAGAACGGTCACTCGCTCGTAGGTCGAGTCCTCCTCTTCCGGGAGATCACCCTCGTCGAAGAAACCGCGATTGAACTGGCGAGCGCCCGCGGCGCCGTAGCTCAAAAGGCGATTGAACTCCTCAACTGTATTTGTCGCTGGTACCTTCGGGATGGACTTGAAGAGTTTGATCTCGTCCATCTCGTACGTGAGGTTCTTCAGCGTTGCTTCCAGGCTCTCCGTGCGCAGCGGGAAGCCCACGCCGGGCGCGACGCCCGGATCGTTGACGTCCTGTCCGGCTGACAGCGCCTTGCGGAGATCAGCGATCTCTGCCGGCGAGCTGACCGTCCCATAGCCGCTGTAATCACGGTAGTCCTGCGCGGACACAAATGCTCCGAGCATGTCTTATTCCTCCGTTTTCATTCTTCTGTTGCGCCGTCCGGGACTACCGGTAATTGCGCGCTGCCTCTGCTTCGGCGGGGTGAGCCGCCAGGAACCCATTCACTGCGTCGAGCGTCTGCTGATCGAGCGAACCGCCGCCCTCTAACAGCATCGCCGCGGTCCCCGTCTTAGTCCCGCCGATGTCGCGGATACCCTTCTCCAGGTTCATGTAGCTAAGCGCGCCGACGACCTCGGCCTTACTCAGCGACACGCCAGGCGCACCCGCTTCGCCGTGCATGCTCTTGTGGAGTGCGCGAGCGCCAGTCATCGAGGTCACGCCGCGCGGCTGTGCAGGCTGGCGCTCGATGAGGTTCAAGCGCTCGTTCAGCGCACCGAGAATGTCGGCCATGCTCTTCTGGAGCGTACCGATCTGGTGGATCGCCGCAGCCGTGTGCCGCTGGATGTGCGCGGTCTGCCCGCGGTGCGCGCGCAGCGACTTGTGGATACCGTCGAGCTGGTCAGCGGTCCTCGCGGTCAGCGCTTCGAGGAAGGGGGACACATCGATCGCGTCAGCTACGTCCGAGTCCTGCCGGAACTCGTCCATCGCCTTCACCATCGGGTCACCCTCGACGTCGTAACCACCACTGCGGTGCATCCTCGTGCGCTGGCCGGACGGATACCGATCCGGGCCGGGGGCGGGGGCTCGGCGCGGCTGCCGCGGCGTGCGCGAGCGACGTGGCGGCAGCGGGGCTTCCTCCATCTCGCCGTACATGTCCTCCTCGTCCTCCTCGTCCTCATCCTCCTGCTTGGCCGACATGAATGCCTGGATCTCGCCGGCTTCGAATCCCTGATCGATGAGCGACTGCGCCATCTTCCCGATCATCATGTCGTCAAGCCCGCCAACGTCACCGCCGCCTGCGCCGCCTCCGGCGACCTTGCCGCGCTCATCGACATGCCCAGACCATTCGACGTTGGTGCCGCCGTACGCTTTGACGATCTCCGTCGCGTCTGCGGCCTTGACCAGCTCATCGAGCGTCGCGGTGATCCCGCCCAACTCGACCTCTCCCTGCTCTTCGCTCATGGCTTCGTTCTCCTCTAGGCAGCGGGGTGATACCGCAGCGCGTAGTCGATGATCCGTTCTGCGTAGGCAGGCGAAATACGAGGGTGCGACCGCACCAACAAATCGACCGCCTCAGACTTTTTATAGCGCTTCTTTTTGCGCTTCTTTTTGCGCCCGCCTTCGAGCGACTCGGTGCGTAGCGCGAACCCGTCACCCGGCACGGCCGCGGCCGGAGCAGCCACGGCGCTACCAGCGCTCAGGCTTTTTGCGAGTACGTTTAGCGCGGTCGCCGTATTCACCGGGCACTTGGTGACCGCAACTTCGCGCACGATTGCCGTCTTCACCGTCTTCGGGTTGCTGTCATCCCGGCCAACGATGGCGCCCTCAACCGAGAAGCCCAGCTTCCGATCATGCTTCTGGAGGTCATTGGCGAGATCCCAAATACGATCCGCGCGGGCAGTCTTCAGCAAGTAACCCTCGACATACCAGCCCTTATGCAGCCCCCCAGGGAGCGTTCGCAGTTCAGCGAACTCGGGGTACCCGATGACCCCATCAGTATCAGGCGAATGGTTATCGTTGAACCAGCCCTTCGTGAGAAAGGGATCGAAGTCGAGGCCCTCCTGAATCAGTACCTCGCCCTGCCTGTCGAGGTGGTCCGTCGAAACGAAGCCCCCGATACGGCGCTCCTTACCCGCTTCGGCGCTTGCCTTCTCAAAGACCTCTACGTCGAAATCGAAGTTGAACTGCATCCCACGCATTTTGTTGCTCAGAACTGGAAAAGGCGGGCCCCCTCTCAGGGCACCCGCCTCTCAGGCTGCATCGCATCGCGCAGCCAGGCCATGAGCGTTGTATGACAGGGGGGATACCTCGCTGTCAACCTCTCCGAGCAACCAAGCGAGGCATCTCCGCCTTGCGGATTTGAGTATCCGGCGACATCGCGAGCGGTAACAGGATCCCCTTCCCGCACGCGTCACAGTTGATCTCCACCGCACCAGTGGACTTATGGAGCACCACAATGCGTGTGCGCGCCTTCAACTTCGATCCGTCCG